GCTAAGTTCTTGCGTCTTGATGCAGTAACTGTACTTGGTAACTGGACAGGTTGTATCATTCCTGATTTCTATGACAAGCAGGGTAAGTGCAAATCTATTGACTACTTAATTAATAGTACATCTAACAAGACTGGATTGATGTTTGGTATTAACACATCTGCTTTGGATCTTTTGACTCTCAATAAGATCGCTAATGACCAGGGTGCTGCTAACTTCTATCTTGACTATGATGGAGACTATGTATATGATAACGATGATGAAGAAGGTGCAGTTGCTGAGGAAGCTCCATATTCTATCGATATGATCGGTTTGAATATCACAGCAGATTCTCAGGAAGGTGTACATGACATCAAGTTCATGTCATATGATATTCCAGCTGAAAAGGTAGGTAAGTCAGTTTACAAATATCCAGCAACAATTCCAACAGATGGAACAGTTTGCACATTCACATGTAATACATTAGATGAGAATTCTGGAAATAACCCAATGCCAAGTGTTGGTGATTATGTTCGTGCAGCTGATGGTACATTAACAAGAATCATCAAGAAGAAGGCAAAGGCTACAGATTCTTCACTCGGAATTGAGTATGTATTCACAACACTTTCTCCAATACATGCATTTGGTGACCAAGATTTGATTTCTTCATACTCTGTTAAGGATGATATGAACATTCCTAATGAGGGTGAAACAAATCCTGAGAACATTGGATACCAGGATTACATGGTATTTGGTAATACAGCAGCTGATGATGCTACAGCTGGTACAAGAAGCATCACAATTGAGGTTCACAAAGCAATTTCTAACTTCTATGAGACATTGAAGTTCATTCCTTTGACAGGACTTAAGCTTTCTAACCGTCATCGTCCAGGATTTGATGAGGATGGTGCAATGAATATTGAAGCAGGTGTAGAAAAGATCTACAAGATGCTTGAAGACGAAGGTATCCGTAAGGGTCTTTTGAACAACGAGATTATCGATTTCCGTTACATTGTTGATACAATGGCTGGAGGTCTTGGTGATTCTTGTAAGGGTAAGAAGTACCTTGCAGAACTTGCTGCAGAAAAGGGTAGATGTACCGCTCTTATCAATCTTCCATCAATGACTGACTTTGCAACATCTACAGCTCCATTATTCTGCGCTGACTACGCAGAAGGTGAGGAAACAAAGCCAACATTCGATATTTCTTATATCGCTGAAGGTGGTAACCAAGATCACGCATACACAACTGCTTATGAGTTATTCTCACTTCCAACAGAAGAGCAGGGTTCTAAGTATGCTGCATTGTTCACACCATATCTTAAGTATGCATTAGGAGCACGTACAATTCTTGTTCCACCTGCTGCAGATGTATGTAACACATTCATGAACAAGTACTTGGGTGGTGATCCTTACAAGACAGTTGCTAACCTTAATGGTATTCTTAATAATCCTCAGATCGTTGGTCTTGAATATGACTTTGATAAGAAGGATAGAGACACTCTTGAGCCATTCGGAGTTAACCCACTTATCAATAGAAATGGAACTATCATGATTTACGGTGATAGAACTGCATTCCAGACATATAATTCAGACTTCAATTTCTTACATGTAAGAGAGTTGCTTAACACTATTGAAGTTAGATGTAAGGCTATCCTTGATGACTACATCTTCACTTACAATAACGCAGCAACAAGAGCCGAGATTATTACACGTCTTGACCCAATTCTTAAGTCAATGAAGGATTCTGGTGCACTTGCTAAGTACGAGATCCAGGTTGATGAAATTAATAACACTAAAGAAGTTATCGACCAGAAAGTTTGTATTGTCGACATCGGTGTTTGGGTAACTCCAAATATGGAGAAGATCATTACAAGACTTACTGTAAACAGAGGGTCTGAAGCTTAATATTAAAATAAACACAGTACAATAATATATGGCTTTAAATAATATTAACCCTGTATCATCACAGGGACTTTCAGGATTGCCTCACTTCCGTACATCAAGAGTTTCTACAGCTATGTGGGAACCAGTTTATCAGAACTTGTTCACTGTAGCTATTCAGTTACCTGATGCTATTAAAGAGGAAGTAGGAGATGATATAGACCTTTTGCTTGAAGGAATTCAATCTATCGGAGGTCTTGATACTAATAAGGTTCCTGGTGCTAATGCTACACAGCACTATAAGTTCGCAGAGCGTAGATTCGCTGATGCAGGACCTGATAAGACAACACTTGATATTACAATGGATATCGAGATTAATGTCAGAAACTCTATTGACACAGCTTCAGGAGAGAGAACAGGTAATGCAGATATGTACACTCTTAAGATCTTACGTAAGTGGAATGATCTTATTTACGATCCATTGACTGGTCGTATGGGACTTAAGGCTGAATACGTTGCACCTCAGGTTGTAGTAACAATGCACGATAAAGCAATGCAGCCATTCTGGCAGTGGACACTTTATCACGTATGGCCAACAACTAACCTTCCTGCACCTCAGCTTAACTATATGACTAAGTCTGATTTGTATAAGGTTACAGGTTATACTTTGGCTTGTGACTACTGGGACGAAGCAATGCTTTAATCTTACGATTAAACATAATAAAA